TTACTGGTACACCTACATTTGGTGGTGCATTGACTAAAGTAGCTATGTATTACGGTCATGGTGATAGTTCCTTCTCATTGAATGGTGCTGCTGCTATACCAGATGCTGGTCCTGTTCTATTGGGGACAATGACTAAAGCTTATATTGGTTCTGCTTCTTGGAATCCAGCAGTAGGTGTAGCTAACATTGTTATTGCTAAGATTGCTCTATGGAGCACTAGACGTAAAGATGCTGATTTAGTGGCTATCACTACTTAAGGATACGTATATGTCTTATTTCGATCATGTCTTAATGTTTGCTAGTGAAGATGAAGCTAAGGCTACACTAGTTGATTACGTAGTAGATGGTGAATGGGTAGGTTCTGTTATTCCTAATCTATCTATTACAATCCCTACTGGTGAAGATACTTCTATCACTATTCCTGGTTTCTTTATCAACATAGCAAAGCACGACGTAGATCAATCCTTAATAGACCTACCTAATGAAACTTGTAGGTTGGTCTCTGATCGTGAAGCAGCTTCTAATAATGAAAACTTCTTTATCTACGTAGCACCATCATTAGATTTAAAACTACTGAGCACCGGAGTGGTGTCTCCTGTATTTATGGGAAGTGAGTATCCATTCTGTGACAACAAAGAAAACCAAACAAGACCTGAATAAAGAAGCAGCACTACGAGACTTAGAATCGTTTATCGCTCTTATCCATCCTAATCGTGTACTAGGTCACGTACATAAAGAACTAATCCAATGGTGGACAAGACCAGAAGCTAAGTCCCATCAATTAGTACTACTCCCACGAGATCACCAGAAGTCTGCTATGATCGCTTATCGAGTAGCCTGGGAGATTACTAAGAACCCTGCTATCAGAATTCTTTACATCTCTTCTACTAGCAAACTAGCTATCAAACAGCTAAAGTTTATTAAAGATATCCTTACTAGCAAGACCTACCTTACATACTGGCCAGAGATGGTTAATGTAGAAGAAGGTAAGCGATCTAAGTGGACGGAAACAGAAATTCATGTCGATCACCCACTACGTGAAGAAGAGCTTATTCGAGATCCTACTATCTTCACTGCTGGCCTTACTACCACAATTACTGGTCTTCATTGTGATATTGCTGTACTTGATGACGTTGTAATTGATGAGACTGCTTATGACGAAGCAGGACGTACTAAGGTACGTGATCAAGTATCTTACTTAGCATCTATCGCTGGTGCAGATGGCCGCCTATGGGCGGTAGGTACTCGTTACCATCCAAAGGATTTGTATGGTGATATGTACTCAATGAACTATGAACTATACAATGATGACGGTGATGTCATCGCTACTGAACCACTATACGAAGTCTTTGAACGACAAGTAGAAGATCAAGGAGATGGAACTGGACAGTTCCTATGGCCAAGGCAGCAACGCCCAGATGGCAAGTGGTTTGGGTTCGATAGAAACATTCTCTCTAAGAAGAAAGCACAATACGCAGACTTAGTTAAGTTTAGAGCGCAGTATTACAACAACCCTAACGATGCCGGCTCTTCAACAATTAAGTCTTCTATGTTTCAGTACTACAACAAGTCACTTCTAAATCAGAAGTCAGGTAAATGGTACTACGGTGCAAATCGACTTAATGTCTTTGCTTCTATCGATTTCGCTTTCTCCCTACGTAAAGAAGCAGACTATACTGCTCTTGTTGTCGTAGGCATCGATAGAGAGAATAACTATTATGTTCTCGATATCGAACGATTCAAGACTAACTTAATCTCTGAATACTTTGATCGTATCCTACGAACTCATATGAAGTGGGGATACAACAAACTAAGAGCCGAGGTGACTCAAGCTCAGAGTATGATCGTTAAAGATATAAAAGAGAATTACATTAGACGATATGGTTTAGCTCTTTCTCTAGATGATAACAATCCTAAGAGGGGTTCTAAAGAAGAACGTATCGCAGCTGCCTTACAATCTAAGTATGTCAATAAACAAATGTGGCATTATCTTGGTGGTAACTGTGAACTACTAGAAGAAGAACTAGTAAACCAACGTCCACAACACGACGATATTAAAGACGCTTTAGCTTCATGTATGGAAATTATGGTAGCCCCATCATTCATAGGCAATAATACGATATCACATGAACGCAAAGCTCAAGTTTCTTATAACCCTAGATTTGGCGGATACTAATGGCTGGAAAAGTTTTAGAGCTGGAAACCATTCTAACACCTGATACATTGGGTTGTGAGATTGCTCGTAACTATCAGACTTGGGAGAATGCTCGTGCTGCTAAGGTACGAGAATGGCAGGAGATTCAACAGTACATCTTTGCTACTGATACTACTAAGACCTCTAATGCTAAACTCCCTTGGTCTAACAAAACTACTATCCCTAAGCTCTGTCAAATCAGAGACAACCTTCATGCTAACTATATTGCCTCTATGTTTCCTCGTCGTCAATGGATGAAGTGGGAAGGTGAGGAAGCTCATGACGAAACCTATAGTAAGGTTGAAACCATTGAGAACTATATGCGTTGGGTAGCTGATCGTAATGAATTCTACGATGAGATGGTCAAAGCAGTTTATGACTACATCGATTATGGAAACGTATTCGTAATGCCAGAATGGGTAGACAAGACCCAGACTGCTTCTGATAATAAGAAAGAACGAGTAGGATATGTCGGTCCAGTATTCCGTCGTATCTCTCCACTCGATATCGTATTCAATCCAACATCACCTTCATTCTTAGAAGCACCTAAGATCATTCGTTCTTATATTTCTATAGGTGAAGTACAAGAGATGATTGAAGCTAACTCTTTCCCAGAAGACCAACGGGAAGATGCTAAGCTACTAATAGACTACATGTTAGAAGTACGTAGTAATTGTTCTTCTCATGTAGGAACTACTATTACTAAAGATGCATTATACGATATCGCTGGCTTCGATTCTTTCTCTGATTATCTATCTTCTAGTACAGTAGAACTACTCACCTTCTATGGTGATATCTATGATGTCAACACTAGGACTTATCTTCGTAACCACGAGATCCGTGTAGTTGATCGTCATAAGCTTTTATCTAAGCGGCCTAATCCTTCTTACTTTGGTGCCGCACCTATCTATCATGCGGGTTGGCGTGTTCGTCCAGATAACCTCTGGGCTATGGGTCCACTAGACAACCTAGTGGGTATGCAATACCGCATCGATCATTTAGAAAACTTAAAAGCTGACGTATTTGATTTAACTGCACTACCTGTCTTAAAGATCAAAGGACATGTAGAAGACTTTGATTGGGGACCATTCGAACGCATCTATTGTGGTGATAGTGGAGACGTTGTTCCTATTACCATTGATTCTCAAGTCCTTTCTGCTGACACGCAGATTAAGGAACTAGAAGCTAAAATGGAAGAGATGGCTGGTTCACCACGCGAAGCATCAGGCTTCCGTACTCCTGGTGAGAAGACAATGTATGAAGTACAGCGTCTAGAACTAGCAGCAGGTCGTATCTTTCAAAATAAGATTAATCAATTCGAACGTCAAATCACTGAGAACATTCTCAATGCAATGTTAGAATTAGCACGACGAATGGTAGATAAGACAACCATCCGAGTGTTTGATACTGAACTAAAGATTGCTGATTTCCGTATTGTTTCAGCAGAAGATATTACAGGTGCTGGTCGTATTAAACCAGTTGCTGCTCGACACTTTGCAGAGCGTTCCCTTAAAGTACAAGACTTAAACAACTTCTTTAATTCTCGTGCTGGTTCTGATCCTGCGATCCTAATGCATTTCTCTAGTACTAAGCTAGCTAAGATGTGGGAAGAATTACTCAATCTAGATGATGATCAGATTGTAATGCCTTTCATCCGTATCTCAGAACAAGCTGATGCTGCAAAGATGCAAGCTTCTGCACAACAGGATGTAGCCATGGTGTCCTCAACACCTACTAATCACCTTCCTGGTGATGCTGATCCTGCCCTATTGAATGGATAACAAATGAAACTACCCATCGTATGGGTTAGCAATATTAAAGATAGGGACCAGCAAAAATCACAGCTGGTTTCCTATCAGACAATTCTAGAAGGCGACAAGACCTTTAAACGACTAAGAGAATTGATCAAAGAAGAGATTGCTACTCTAGATAAGAATACCGATTATAGTAACCCAGCATGGGCTTATAAACAAGCTCATAATAATGGATTAAAAGAAGGACTGACAAAAGTCCTAACCCTGATTGGAGACCAATCCTAATGGATTTATTTACTAAGAATGATACTACTCTGCTACCTATCGACCCTAATGCAGATCATTTTTCAGAACTAGTTGGTGAAGGGAAGCCTTATCGTGATCAGCAAGCATTAGCTTACGCTACACGAAAGAAGGAAGAGCATATCAAGAAGCTCGAACGTGAACAGGATGACCTTCGCAAAGAACTAGACCGACGACTAACTATGGAACAGTTCATCGACAAGATGAAGACTTCCTCATCCCAAGCACCTACTACGCCAACACCTACAAGCCTACAAGCTCCTAGTGAACGGGTAGAAGATAAAAGTATAAAGCCTGAAGATATTAATCGCATCGTAGAAGAGCAATTCAATGAACGTATGCGCAAACAAGAGGAAACTAATAACCTAAGCAAAGTCAAGCAAGAGCTTGCTAAGCATTGGGGTCCTAACTTTCCAGAGAAGCTAAAGGTTGCAGCGCAGCAGCTAGAGGTTTCAGAAGCGTTTATTGATAATCTAGGTAAGACACATCCAGATGCCTTGCTTCGCCTTCTAGAGATTCGTGAATCTAAAGGTAGTGAGTATTCTCCACCCCCTCGTGGTGGTGTTGCTCCAACTTCCAATCCAAACAATCTTGGTGAACGTGATTGGAAGCACTTTGAAAAATTGCGTAAAGAAAACCCTAGCCTTTATTTCTCACGCAAGACCCAATCCGAAATCCACCGTCTAGCTATGGAGGGTAAGCTAGATATTCCAAAGTAATTAGGAGTTAATTAATGGCATTTCAAACTAACGCAACGGATCATCTTATCCGTTCCAGTCTTTGGAGCACTCAGCTTAAAGAAGTGCTTCTAGACGATCTAATGGCGATGTCATACGTCGATCTCATTACTGACTTCCCTGATGGTGATACACTTAACATCCCATCAATCGGTCAGGCTGAGGTCTACGATTATGCTGAAGGTCAGGCTATTCGCTACACTGCGATGGATACTGGTAACTTCACCTTCTCCATCACAGACTACAAGGCATCTGCTACTGCTATCACTAATAAGATGAAGCAGGATAGCTA